TTATTATGGTGGTAAAAAAAGATTGGCTAAAAATTTAAGAAGGGCGTGGAATACCGGGAAAACATTTTCAGTTATTCCTGCTCCAATGCCACCTGCATTAGCAGTTTCAACAGCTGTTGCGGCTGCGTATATGTTGCACTTATTAGAATTTAAATTATTATATCTTGGTGGAATTCCTACACCTGCTGGACCAGTGCCAATGATTGGAATTGTTCCTGTAGTATTCTAAAAAATAATAGGATATATATTATGTTACACCTTTAATATAAAAATAAATGAACAACGAAAAAAACAAAAGGATCAGAATTGGGGAAAAGACACCAAAAGAGACCGTAGTTGAAGAACTAGATTTAAAAATCGAAAACACAGAAACTGAAGAAGATGCTAATCAAGCATTTTATGATGAGAACGGGGAATTCATGTGGGATGCATATGAGTCTACTTGCCCGTCAAGAACAAGAAAACCAAATCCACACATTAAAACCAAAGACGGCGACAAAGTCTACTCTAGGGAATCTTATGCCCAAGAAATGTATGACATGCTTACTGCACATGATGCTAGTATTGGACAATTACTGACTGTAATTAATCCTGGTGAAATTCATGAAGGTAAAATTTATGCAATTAATTCTGAGTTTATTAGTGTTGATATTGGTTACAGGGAATTGATCTACGTCAAGTATGATAAAGAACCTGCTGAAATTCAATCGCTAAAACCAGGTGATGACACTGCTGTACTAATTACACAATTGGGTAAAAACTCACATGTTGTTGGTAGTATTAATGGTGGTGTTAAACACAAAGTGTTTATGGATCTTAGAGCTGCAGTTGAAGAAGGAAACACAGCATGGGTCGGTACAGTTACAAATATGATTGAAAACGGAGGTTATATGGTAATGGTACAAGGTATAGAATGTTTTATGCCAGGATCTTTAGCTGGAATTAATAAACTACATGACTTTAGTTCTATTATTGGAACGGAAATGTATGTAGTTCCTGTTAGTTTCTCACCGGATAGAGGTACGTTAGTAGTTTCTCATAGAAAATATTTACAAGCTTTAATACCTGGAGAAATTGAAAACTTAAAACAAACACAAGGTGAAACAGTGACTGGAAATGTTACGGGTACTGCAAAATACGGAGTATTTGTAGAATTTAATAAGTGTTTAACTGGTATGATTCATAATAATGATTTAGATGAAGATACATTAGCCAAATTTAGAGCCAGAGAAATTAAACCAGGTGATGAAATTTCATTTATGGTTAAAGATATTATAAGTAATACTAAAATAACATTAACTCAAAAGGCAAATATAGTTGTTAATCCATGGGTAGATATTATTTCTAGATATCAAATTCCTTCTGTGGTACAAGCTACTGTTAAAACTAAAAAGGATTACGGATTATTTATCACAATAGAAGATGGAGTGACTGGTTTGCTACATGTTAGTGAATTAAGTGAAGAAGTAATGAGCGTATTTAAAGCTGGTGACCCTATCACGGTACAGATTACAAGAATCGATGTTGATTCGATGAAAGTCTTTTTAAAGATGCCGCAATAACTATTGCAACGAGAGTGTGATATATAATCAAACGGTAATATCATAATCTTAGTATGCAAAAATTAACTATAGATTCTCCGAGAGAATCAATCCTAAACGCAGCACTCATGGGTGTTGAGTTTGAGTTCTATTCTAACCTCGATCTAGAAGTAACCAGAAAAGCTCTGGAAAAACTTCTAGATCGAAAGATTAGATTAGAAGATAAAGCCCATTCTGATTTTGTACCATCTGCTGAAGAATTTAAAATTGAGCCAGATATGTCTGGTGGTAAAGGATTAGCAGAGTTGGTTACGGGACCTATCTCGTATAGAAATGCCAGATTGGTGGTTATTAAGATGTTAAAATGGATATCTGAAAATGGATATACTAATGACAGAGCATCAATTCATATAAATTTATCTTTCGATAAAAAGTATCTCGAAGATAAAGATCTTGTTTCTAAAATGAATGTTCTTAAATTTATTTTAGAATTTGATGAAAAACAAATCTATAAGTTTTTCCCTGAACGTGAAAATTCTACATATGCAAAGAGTGTAAAATGGGTAATGCCAAAAATTGAAGCATTTCATTTTGATGGTAATCATATAGCATCAAACAATTTTAAATTTGCTGACACAAAATATTATGGAATTAATTTTTCCAAAAAAGAAAAGAATTACTTAGAATTTAGGTATATTGGTGGAACTGATTATGAGAAAAAATCAGATGATATTCTTTATTTAACTGAAAGATTTTTAATGCAAATGTGGAATTCGTGTAATGACTCCAGGTTTAATGATGAGAATAAAATAGAATTACAGAGAATTTTAAATAAAAATAAACCTATCTCAGATATACTAAAGGACTACTCTAAGGTATCTGAACATTATCCCGACATAACTATATTGGTAGATTTAGTAGATAACCCAGTCATTATTAAATTGCAATGGGAGAGGTTTAAGAATAGAGTAGTAGATCTTATAGTAAATGGATCTATGACTGCCGGCTTAATTAATTATGATTCTAATTATGGAGCCACACAAATAAAAGATGGAAAGTTTCCAACTGTTTATCAATTAGAAGATTTTGAATTTATAGATTGTGAAATAGCTGGGAATGTAACTAATTCTAGTTTTTATGGGTGTGAAATAACTGGGTCTGCTATCATGTATGGTAGTTTATACAAAGGCACTAAGGTAAAAGAATCAAAAGTAGAATCTAGTTATACACATGGTAGTTGTGAATTAATAAACTGTTATGTTGCAGGTAGAGATACTATGTTTAAAGGTAAAATGATTGGAGGTATATTCAGAGAGGGTTTCAAAACAAAAGATGCCAGATTTGAAGATACTGAGATTGTTGTAAGTAAAAAAATAAGAGAATAAAATGAGTGAAATTAGAAGCGGTTCAAACCAAGATTTAACTTCTGGTAGAAATTTCGATCCAAATTGTCTAAATACTTTTTTAGAAGAAATAGGAGATGATATTACTGGGGCATGTATGGTACCTATTAATTTGCCACAAAAAGAGATTGTTAATATAATTAAAAGAGCCAAAAAATGGTTTTATAAAAAATATGAATATTCTGTAAAAGAAAATTTATACCATATTCCAAATAGTGTATTTAGTACATCACACTTTAAAAGCCACAGAGCACTTACGTTGCCTGGGCCAAGTGCAGACGGAGGTGGAGGTGTATATTCAGTATATGGTTTATATGACTTAGCTTCAGGTTGGAATGGAGGCGGAGGCGGAATGGATGTGAGATTCCAAGGTGGTTCTGACTTTTCAATGGAGCGAATGTTATTTAGAGGAATGTATGAAGGTTCTGGTATGGCTGAAGCCGCAGAAGAACTACAGTATTATGTATTGAACGCTTCTATGGCAGATTTGTCTAGACAAATACTTGAAAACCCTATTTCATTTCATTATTCTAGTTTAACTGGAGAATTAAAATTTATGGGTGATACACCAAAGGGTGATGTTATTTTAGAGATATATGAAACTATCCCTGATTGTGCATTATATTCAGATGAAATATTCTTTAGATATGTGAGTGCAAAAATAAAACAATCTATTGGTTCTAAGTTAGCAATTTTTAAATTTGCCCTTCCTGGTAATGTTGATTTTGATTATGATGCCATTAAAAGTATGGGTGATGATGAGCTATCAGAGATTAACGAAGAGATTCAAGGAGACGAAGGTGTTGATTGGATGATGCATTCATAAATAAAAGAAGATAAATAAATAAATGGAATTATATATAAAATATCCTAGCGATCCTAATTACGACGAAGATCAAGTTCAGACTAATGGTGAAATAGAAATGTTGATCACACAGATTCAAACAATTTTATTCACTAATAGTGGTGAAGTTATGGGAGATCATAAGTTTGGATGTGATTTAGAAACACTTATATATGATTTCAATTCTAGTGAACATAATATTAAATCAGTGATAGTAGATCAGATTAATGCATATTGCCCATTAGCGTCAAAATACAATGTTCAAGTGAACATTGACTTTGTTCGAGGTGAAGTTAGAGATATTGCGTTCATAGATATTACGATAGATAGTAGATATGCTATAAAAATAAGCATGCTATAAAAAAGTATACATAAATAATGGCAGAATTAAAATTTTTAAGTACAATTAGAACGGGAGCAGAGTCTATTAAGGCTGATGCTAGAACTTATATTTCTAGGGTATACAATAGAGCTAACACTTTGTTTACTTTAGCTTCACCGTTTGCACAAATAATAGCTGTACTATCAGAAATGATGGATCTTATTATGTATTATATTGAGGATTCTGTAGTAGAACAAAACATATATACTGCACAGCAACCAGAATCAATATATGGTATGTCAAGATTGACAGGTCATGATGCGACAAGAGGATTTGCTTCTACTGGTGAAATTATATTTAGATGGAAACCTGGTGCTGATATGGCAAAAATAGCAGGAAGTTTATTAAATATTAATGGTAGATCAGAAATTAAATTTGATGCTAACGGAATGACGTATACTTTATTAAATTCTGTTGAATTATTTAAATTAGAAAAAACAAATTATAATGCATTTAAAAGTGCAATAATTCAAGGTAAATTTGAATCACAAACTGTGACTTCTAACGGTGAAAAATTACAATCATTTAACATTAATACTGGTGGAATCACTGATCATAGTAAAGTTACTGTAAGTGTTAATGGTGAGCAATGGACAAAGCATGAATCTCTTTATGATCTATTATCTGATGAGAAAGCATATTTAATTAAAACTGGTATTAGTGGAGGTTTAGATCTTTATTTTGGAAATGGAAGTTTTGGAATGGTGCCACCAAATGGTGCTAGTATTAAAGTGGAATATGTAAAACATTCTGGAATTGCTGGTAATTTAGATGATTCACCTGATCTAACTATTAAGTGGGATGCAACTGGTTATGATTCTAATGGAACAGAACATGATTTAAATGAATTCTTAGATGTAACTGTTACTTCATCTCCAAAAATGGGTAGTGATAGAGAGAATACTCAATTTACAAAAATAATGACACCACTTGCAAGTAAATCATTTGTATTAGCTACACCTGATAACTATGAATACTTTTTGTCAAGATATAATATGTTTTCTTACATAGATGCATATAACACCACTGACGATCAATATTTAGATGATGATAATGTTATTTATATTTTTGCGGTGCCAGATGTTAATAAAAAATTAGCTAAAAATCAAGATTACTTTACTGTACCACAAGAAGAAATGTTCTTTGATCAAGGTGAGTATGATGCAATGTATAAGGTTTTAGAAGATAGCGGCCAACAAATGGTAACAACTGAAGTTGTTTTTGTTAAGCCACAGATAAGAAAATATAGTATTGATATTAATATTAGATTCTTTGAAGGTTATACTAAGGATGAAATTTACACAGCGGTAAGAGAGAGAATGTCAACATACTTATTAAATATAACAAGAAGAGATAAACTGCCTAAGTCTGATATTATTTATATCTTAGAAGAAGTAGCAGGTATTGACGCTGTAAATGTTAGGTTCATTTCAGAGACAGAAGAAACAGCAAGAAGACTTGGTTATTATGAATCAATTACTACTACCGTGGTTCCACAAGAACCAGTAACACTGGAAACTGTAGGAAATGGAAAACAAAAATATGTTTTCTTTAAGAAAATAGAGGATGTAAAGGTGGTTCCAGTTGATGAAAATACTGTTATTCCTCCTAAGGTAAAAGGATTAGATCAGTGGGGTGATATTATAATGGAAAAAGAAGAAGTTGCTGTTTTTAGAGGCGGATGGTTAGATAGAGATGGTGACGTTATGGAAGATGATGTGTTAATTAACGCTGAAGCTGCAGTAAGTATAAACTTTGAAGCAGATCCTGTACCTAGAACAATATACACTAGAGTACAAGCCGGAAATAGAAAAGCACTTAAATAATGGGTTTATTTACAAATTTATTTAACTATAGACAACGTAGAAGATATGATTCTGCCAAATCTAGAAAGGATGATAGATTACACACGGGATTTAACTACAATGATGAGTTGGCTCCAGGAGAATTTATTAGTAAGTCTTTATCCGGTCACATTCAAAGAAATCAAACTATGCAACATTTTTTAATATTCTTAGATGACGCATTAAAGAATTTATTAAAAGGTGCAAGATATTTAAATAATTTTAAAAATTATACCGTTGACGAAAACACAAAGAAAACTAAATAATGTACGATAATTTAAGATTTTTTAAAGGATTAGAATATGATTTAAACTTCGTAAAGGATAACTCTGATGTTTATAAGGGAACTGTGCATTTATCTGAGGTTTCTGCTGGTTTATATGAAACTATTAATTTATTTATATTAGAAGAGTGTGAATTATTCGGAGACCCTATTATAAATTTCCCAGTATCTGAAACACCAGATAACGATAAATTTATATTTGAATGGAGTGAAGATACTAGATTTGGTAGTAAAGATATTACACTATATAATGTAGATCATTCTGGAAATCTTCCAGTAATTAAAGAATTAAAATCTCAAACTATTGATCTAATAGATTTTAGTAAAGTTGCGGTATTTAATGATGGTACTAAGGCGTTGTGGGAACAAGATAGTACCGCTATTCAAATTAATATAGCGTTAAATTCGTTAAAAGCTGGACCACACGTTAGAAACTTACATGTTTATCATAGTGCAGCGGGTGTAAAAACACTTATAGCAGATATTGAAGTTTATGGTGAAGTAGTTGCTGAGGATGAAAGAACTAAAATTCTTCTTCAAAACTTTGGAGCTACACTGGACGAATCTGATTTTATGTTATTCAAAGATCATGACATTAGCGAAATGTCACCTGATTATAAATTACTGAATAAGAAAAGAAAGGAATTACTTTTAGAATTACACAACATAAAACCATTTGTTGGTACATATAAAGCAATATTGAATGCAATAGATTTCTTTGGTTATGATAAAATAACATTGAAGGAATACTGGTTAAATGTTAATAATTCTGTTAAGAACTTTGGTAAATTATTTGCAGTCCCAGTTCCTAACTCTTCTGTTAGAGGTGAAAACACTAGAAAGAAATTAGCGTTTAAACTTCCTTCTAGTACAATGAAAAAAACTAGTAAGTTTAGTCTTGTATATAGGTTAAACGAACCTAATGGAACATTCGATCATTGGGATATTCCTAATGTTGATGAGGTTTTTGATTATACGCCAGAAGAAGTACTTATTAAACTATATGGTTTAAAGGCAAAGTTACAAAAAGATTATTTACCGCTTCAAGCAAAAATTATAGATATTACTGCCGAAGGAGATTACTTCTCTCAAAGAAATATAAATGTATGGAATATTCAAAATGGCATTGATTTCTTTAGTGAAGGACATGATATTAAGTTTAATGTATTTCCTAACGATAGACAGTTATTTATAGAAGATATGTCAATGGTTTTAAAACCATCGCTTAATCAAGATGATGATTCTAATAACTATAATTTATTCTTAAATACTAAAAGCGGACAAGAACATACATTAACCCCAAATAATAGAACAGAATTAAAGAGTATATTTAGAGAGTTTTATGAAACATATCATAATCAAGAATTATATTCTTATAACCCTAACATTCCAATTGGATGTCCTGTATTATTAGACGGTACAGAATCATTTGATGATATTTGGGATGAAGCTAAATTTACTTGGGAAGATGCTCACAATCCAAACGATACTTTGTTAATTACATGGAACGATTGGTGGAAAGCATGGGTTTATGAAATAGAATGGATTATTACAAGTAAAAATAAAGGGTATGATCAGACTTATAGGGGTGCGATAGATGATTATTTGATTCTTCCATTGATATTACCGCATGATGACATATATACTGTCGAGATGAGAACATATGATCTCTTTGGGCACAGATCTCATTATAGAATGAAAGATCTAATAGATGTAAAACTTAAAAATCTAGAATTATACGGTATTTATAAGTGGTTAGAAGATGATTCATGGGATAATAAAAATCTACCGTGGCAAAAATCAGGTGGTTATTGGAATCAACCTCAAGATAATGTAACAACTATCGATGATGATATTGCTACTCTTTATTTAACATTAGATAGAGCAAATTACATTCACTTTGAAGAAGATCAAGGAGTTAGATTTTCAACTGTTAGTAGGTATTTAGATATTTATTCTGAAACTGCATATAGTGAAACTACTGGACCATATACATGGGACGAATCAACGTTTGATTGGAAAGACACTGAGCATTTAGCGTGGCATTTCATGAGAGTTGGACCTGATTTAACTTCAAGTTTCAAAATAAATGATATACAACAAGGTGATACATTAGTAATAACACATAAAGATCCAAAAACTGGAGAAATAAGTACAGGATCTCATCAAATAGTTAATGCTACACCAACCACATTTAATGATGTAAATGGTTGGACTCAAATAATGAATGAATTACAACAAAGTGAAGACTATGTTATTAGTAAATTTAATTATAACGCAATATTTGAAGATTCTGACGATAATGATGTAAGTGATGTTTTTAAATTCATATTGGTTGTAGGAAAAGAATACTCAAAAACTTATGATTTTGAAGACGCTTCGATAATAAAAATTAATAATTCATCAAACGCTAATATTAGCGGTGAAATTCACGTACAACATTATAATCCAACATGGGACGACACCAGAGTATTTAATGATTATGCAGAGGTTGAAAGATCTACACATGTTACATTTTCAACAGATATTTCTAGATTCCCTGGAAGTAAAAATGCTAAATGGACTATCACAAATATAACTAACCCAAAAATCACTGATATATACTATAATAATATGTGGCTTACATATATCTTTAAAGAACCTGGGTACTACAATATTCAGCTAGAAACTGAAGATACAAATGGAAATAAAAACCTTGTAAATAGGAACATGTTAAAAGTAAAATAATAAAAACAATAAAAATGGCAAACATTACTGAAATTTTAGGAACTGATTCAGTTTCTTCATCGAGACCGATCATCAATAGCAACTTTGAGTTGTTAAATGATGAGTTAGCATCTGTTACGGCCTTGTTAAACCCAACTACCTTAATTTTAAGTGGAGTCGCTAGCGTATCTACTTCATCGTTAACTGTTACACAGAACGGTGCTAACTTATTATTAGTAAATAATTTAGGTGCCGCGTTTAACACTGCTGCAATTTTTAATTCATCTGTAAAATTAGATGGAGATTTAGTAAAAAGCGGAGTCTTAGGAACTGCTGCTACACCAACAACACAAGTTACACCAGTTTCAATAACTGCGGTTACTTACTTTATCGATAGTCACTTTACATTGCCAGAAGCAGTAGATGGACAAGAGGTAACAGTTATTAATGTTGATGGTAATTCTAAATCTGTGTTATCAGGTACAGGTGCTACTTTAGGTGCTACATCAATTACACTCGAAGGATTAAACTCAACAGTTACATTAAGATGTTTTGATAATAAATGGTATATTATCTCATCGCACAACACAACAACAGTATAAACAAAACTTAAAGAATAGATGGCAACTCCTCTAGTTAGAATACCGCAGCCAATGGGCGGCACAATGTATGCTTTCGCATCTTCTGCGAGAGACATGACTAGGGCTTTTAATAGTTCAGATTTAAATTTTGAGTTTAGTAAATACGCTTTATTAGATCTTCCAGATTTTACTGATTCTGTTAATGGCTCTAACACAATAGATTTTGAATTAAATCTTAAACAACCTTCAGGTGATGAATATATTGCTGGAATGCCCAATGTAGATTTTGCACAAACATTCCAAAACTATGCACTTAACTTAGAAGAGCTATTGTTAAAAGACGATGATTATGATCCAATAATATTACAATCAGATTCTGAAAAGATATTTTTTAAATGGTTAAGTTCTTTAGGTGCAGTAGATTTTATTGCAGCTGATTCTAACCAGACACTTGCAGGTAATTATACCGAAAAAGTTAATGGTACGTTTGCTAGTGATAACTACGATAGAGTTGTTAAATATTTGGGAACAATAGATGCTGAAAACGATGTCGCGTATCAAGGTAACACATATCATGAAGTCTATATTAATGTACCTACTTCAGTAGGTTATACTCCAACTGTTTTATTTAAACCAACAAATTATAATACAACCGCAACAAAATTATATGCTAGTGATTATATAGAGGGCAGAGAGGGTCAAACACACCCTGATCCAAATATAAACATGAATACTGTTGTTGATGAACACACATCAAGCAGTGGAGCTTATTATAATATTCAAACTAATGCTACTAATAGCGTTGGAATTAATTTCGATGCAACTGCATATGAAGAAATTAACAATGATGTTGATGTACAATCATTATTAGATTTTGCTAAAAAAGGACAAAGGTTTACATTTAATGCCATTCTTGTATACTATGACATTTATAGCGAATCTATTTCTGCAAATAGAGCAACTAACTTATACGGAATATTAATTTTAGATGATATACAGGATGCTTATGGACCTGGTTCTAAAATTAACGAACAAATTAAATTTAAACCAAACGAGGTTACAGGTTTAAATGGTAATGCATTTTCTTTAAAATTAAATCTTAAATTTAATTCTTCATTAGATAATGTTGGTGTAGAAACAAGTGTAAATGATTTTACAACGTTCTCTATGGATTTATTCATGGACACAACAACTGCTCTTGAAAATGCGACTGAATTATTGATACAAGCTAATAATAGATATGCTGCTATTGTAGAAAGATTAGATTCTATAGAAAATATTGTTTCTTCTACTGAAGACACAACTGCTTTATCGCAAAAGGTTCAAGTATTAGAAGATGATTTTCAAAGTAGTTCTCTTCAATTAGCGGATTCAAATTCTCTTTTAGAATTAATAACAAAGGCACATACTAAAATTAATTCTTTAATTGATGGAACCATTCCAGTAGAATTACAATACAATACAGATATTATATTTGCTGGAAAGGGTACAGAAGTTGATAAAACTATTCCTAATAAAATTAAAATTGACAGTACAGTTGACGGTTATACATTAAATAGCCCATACTTGTGGAATATAGCAGCAAGAACAATCGCTACTAAATTATCTACAACCGTACAATTTGATGCAGGTGTAGCAGGGAATGGATCTTCTAAGTTTGCAATTTGGTCTAGACTTGAAGAATTTTCAAACAGATTAAGTTTAAAAGGATTATTCTCATCTGAGCCTGAAAGTGACCTTAATATATACATTGACGATAGTTTAGTTTCGTGGAAAAACGGACAAACTTTCAAAATTACATTTGATGAAATAAATATGTCAGGAAATAATATTAAATTTTGGACAAACTCAGTTGGAGGTTTTGATCAATTAATATTTAATGTTGACTCAACTCAATTAATAACAAATAAACCATATATTGAATTAGTGTGTATTGATTACACTAACTATCAATTTGAAGCCGATATTTTAAGATAATATGAATACTAATAACTCTATTTCTAATTCGCTCAAGAAACTACTTGAAATTAATTCAAATTCTTTAAAGACATTTGAAAGAATCAATGAGGCGATAACTACAGATCAAAAGGATGTACCTCTTGAATTACTAACTGAAGACGGAACTAAAACTGTTTATGTGCCTTCGTTTGGTTACATGAAAAGAGAATTAGAAAGATTAGATGTTAATTTAAAATCTTTAGCAGGTTTAGGAAAAGGAAATACTAGGATTAAATTACCGGACGGTACTTACCAAAGTATTATTACAACACGATTAAAAACTCCTGCAAATGACATAACTAGTTTTGTTAGACCAGTTAATTTTGGTACAAAACCTAACTATTTCTTTGAAGACTTTTTAAATCCTTTACTTACAACTAGTATTAATGTTAGTGGACAAATTCCAAATGAAACTGAAAGAGTTTTAGTAAAACGAATTTTATTTGATTCTACAAGTGCAGTCACTGTTGAATATTTTAACACTAATTTTAAAAACAAAGAAAACCTAGATTATAATACTGTAATTAGAGATATTGCAAATAATAGTTTAACATACATACTAGATGAAGATACTCGTGATCTTCCATATAGAACTACACAATTTACTGGTAAATTTGATGTATTAAAAATTAGTAATTCTAAAAGAGAAGTTTTAGTCGATGGTGTTACTAAAAAGAAAGCTATAAAATTATACACTATAGATTCTTTAACATATTCTGATTCTAATAAAGATCTAAAAGATACTGAAGCACTTAAGGTTGGAGATGAATTAATGGTTCAAAGCGGTGCTAGAAATACTAGATATAAAATAACTAGAATCGATGGTTCGGCTAATCAGGTTGAATTATTAATAGTAGAAGGATATGAATCTATTAAGATCGGAGCCAATCAACTGGGCATATATAAAAACGATGAGGCCAACTTAAGCATAGATATTAATGTAGGATTTAATGAAAGAGCATTAGTTTTTGTTAAAGCTATAGATTCAGATTCTAAAATATTGGCAGAAAATTGGTCACCTGGTATTGGATTTTATTCAAACGAATTAACACTAATCCAAGCTGATGGGTCATCAATTAGATTAGATGATTATTACAAAGCAGAAGTTGCTGATTTTGGGAAATATATTACAGCACTTAAAGAAGATGCTATCCCTCCAGCAGCACAAGGTATTACACCTGATGCTCCTTCTTTAAACAATAACAACTTTAAAGTAGTTCAAATTAATTCTCATTTGACGGCTAACGATACTGCTGATAAAATTAAGAAGCTATCTGCTGATAAAATTAATGTAGAAGAGAAGATTAAGAAATTAGATGAAACTATAGTTAAAAAACGTTCTGAAATTTCTACTAAAAAATATGAATCTTCGATACAACAAGATAAAGACAAAAATGAATTAAACTCACTTATTACAGAGAGAACAAGTGAAACTAGTTTATATAATAGTATTGTAAATCAAATTCAATCATTAGCTTCTGGAAGCAATGCACCAAAAATTGCCCCTAAATATAGGGTTAGAGGATTCTGGGAAATTCCAGTGGCAAAGAAAGTTGCTGATACATTGGATCAAAACATTGTTAGATTTGTTGTACAATATAGATACTTGTCAACTAGCGGAAAAGCAAGTGAAGTTACTCAACTACCATTTACTGAT